TACCTGTATTGTTATCCATCATAGGATTTGCAATTTCGTGTTCAAGTTCAGGGATTGTAAAACCAACATTCCGCAATCGCATAGTTAAAAGCCAATCATTAATCATTTGTGATATTTTTGAATCAGCGTTTTTTGCAAGTACTAATTGACCTTTTGAAGGGCTCTTAACATTCTTTAAAAAATTCTTTAAACTCTTAATTCCACTTCTAATTTGTTTCGGGAGATCTTCTTCTCGTATAAATTTATCGCTTCCTTTTAGCAATTTTTCGTATTCAAATATTGGATTTATATATCCAGCTGGGATTTTTTCAAGACGAAGAACTGGCTCTGGCAACTTATCGCTTTCCTTTAGCTTTTGTCTTGGCCATTTTTCAATCATATCGTGAATGACGTTTTTACTAAATTGCATATGATCATTAAATGCTATTGAATACTTCCCCCCTTTATTCCCCCGTTTATACCTAAATGCTTCAGAACCTGGGAATGTGTAATTTATCCTATGATTATATCTCAGGTCGATTAAATCCTTAATTGCTTTTGGAAGCCTTGTAGCACCATTTTTAAGGAATACATCATATTCTTCGAATGGAACTTCGAATGCACGAACAAGCAATTGCCCATCCGGACCTTTACCTTCAGCTAGTAATCCTGCAATCCTTTTCTTTTCTTGTTGTTCTTTCGTTGGTCGTGCCATCTTTTTAATTATTTGTTATCGTTTAAAATAAGTCATTTCAACATTATACAATTCACAAAGGCGTTTAGTTGGTAGGTTGAAAAATAAATCAACTGGTAAGCAGTGAATACCAATTCCGTTGATATACCACCGAACCCTTTGTTCCATTTCAAATATTTCAGCGTCCATATAGTCCATTTTTAACAAGCTAAACAAAGTGTCCCATTCGGGTACTGGATGTTCGATTTCACTTTTTTCAAGACATCTATCATCACATCAATACTAGCAGGATCGAAGAATTCCAATTCTACTTTCGGAAGTTCTTTTCTATCCTCTTTTGTAGTGTTCACGCTAATATCCACAGGTCTTGCCAATTCTTGCAATACAAGAAAATGACCGGCTGAACCAACAGCAATAGTGCCTTTACCTTCTTTTCCAAAGGTTACGGATGTGATTTGTTTTTCTTCGTGGTGCTTTATCATTGGTTTTCGAATTTGCGTTTTAGTTGTAAAGTTACTCCTGCATAAAAGCATAATTCCTTTAATTCGGAAAACGTCTTCTTCCCCATACGCATTGTTCATCGCATAAGTAATGTAGGAAATTAACTCTCAATTGTTTTAACAGCAATAGCATTTCTGGTGCTTCTACAATTAATCTCGCGTCCTTTTTTTCAGCTTTACCCGCCTGATACGCTAGGTTTAATGCTTCTTTCAAAGACCATACAGCAAGTTCGTGGAAATCTAATGAATCGGATTTTCTTGTTTCCAATGTGCGAATGCCTAGCGTTTGTTTTGCTATTTGATTAATTGTTGCTTCCATAATTTTTTTGTGGTTTTCATTGTTCGGGGACAAATTAAAACAATATATTTTAAATTTCCAAATAAAAGTGAATAAATATTATAACAGCAATTATCGAATCTAACCAAAAAAGCCGAATAACCCGATTTCATTGAGTTTTGAAGATTTTGGAAAAAGCGAAATATATATTATAAGAACAATTATCGAATATATAATATATTTATTTTTAAACAAAAAATTGCAAATCAAAAAAATATATTTATTATTGCATCCTATTTTTGTCTCAAAGGGGTGTGATTGTGTTTGCCAAAGTGCTTGAACACCCCTGCGACAAAGAAAAGAACCTAACTAACTAACTAAACATGAGAACAGAAACTTACAACGGAATAGCGATATTCTTTGATGCAGCCAAAAGGTTGTACTTCACAAAAGCTCTTATCTACAAGAGAACAAACAATCGTAGCAGAGGTTACGTAATGTCCACACGCCTGGAAAGAGTTAAAGAGGAAATCGACATATTCATTCGGATGGCTACTGCCCAAAAGAAAAGATCATTCGTGTTCATTAAAGGAAGCCGATATGATAAAGGGTATATGAAAGCCAGGATCCTTTTGTTTGACAAAATATCCAACTGCATCACAGTAATGGTAGGCAAGAAAATAAATACCTATGCATTGAGTGATTATAAATTCAATACAGATAAAATCTTCCTGGACACAAGAAAGAACCAAATCCTGATTGACGAAATGGCTATATGCAATAGCGAAATCATTAAGCAGAAGGAATTAATTGCTAATGCACAAGCAAAGTTGGTTGCTGCAAGATCTAATATTTATTAATGGAACTGAACAAAATATATCAACAGCCTTGTATGGAAACCTTATCCAATATGCCTGACAACTATTTGGATTGTGTGGTTACTTCACCACCTTATTGGCAGTTACGCGACTATGGTTACGAAGGTCAGTGGGGGTTAGAACCGACTTATCAGGAGTATTTACAGCATTTATGGGAAATGATGGATTTGATTTATAAGAAACTGAAACCAGAAGGAACTTGTTGGATAAATTTAGGAGATTCTTATTATGAAAAATGCTTACTTCTTCTTCCACATAGATTTGCTGTTGGGTGTATTGATAGAAATTGGATAATGAGGAACGATTGTATTTGGGCAAAAAGAAATGCAATGCCAGAAAGCACTACCGATAGACTTTCTAAGAAACATGAATATTTCTTTTTTATGGTTAAATCCGAAAACTATTTCTTTGACTTAGATGCGATAAGGGATAAAGCAACTGCACTCGAACAACAACAAGGGTTTCAGTTCAGACAACCAGATTTTGTAGATATTGGCAAACCGGTTTCATCAAAAGAAAAACCACAATATTCGGTCCTGGATAAAGAATTCAGGAATCAGGTAGTAGAGGTAAGAAACCTACCAGACCATAATGAAATGAGGACATACCTTTCAGATGCAAGAAAATCTGCTGGAATGACAATCGACACCATTGAAAATCTTTTTGGAACACAAGCACCACATCATTGGTTTGAAAAGAATGGAAGTTACCCATCTGCTGAAGATTGGAAAAAACTTAAAGCAATCCTTATTTTCGATAGCAAGTTCGATGAACAAATGACAACCATTGATTTTAAAAGTGGCTTAAAACAAGATAATCCATTAGGTAAGAATCCTGGATCCGTTTCTGATTTTTGGGATATAAACACAAAGCCATCATCAAATAAGCACTACGCTTCTTACAATGATGAGCTTATTAAGAAACCGGTTCTTGCTGGATGTCCAGAAGGTGGAATAATCTACGATCCATTTATGGGAACTGGTAGCACTGCTGAAGTGTGCCTACGGACCAACAGAAACTATATTGGTTCAGAAATGTCAGCTGAATATTGTAAGATTGCCGAAGAAAGATTAACCCCATTTAAAAATATGTTATTCTAATGAAAGCACTCCTTATCCCATTCAAGTTGATACTATTCATCATAACCATTTGCATAATGGTGGCGATGGACATTTGTTTGGTCAGGATGTTATCACTTAACTTTAAACAGCCGTTCCTGATCACAAAGAAGGGTTGGAACGAAATGAAAGATTGGACTTTTAAAAAATAACAAAAAAATGAAAATGAAATTAACAAACGCACAAGTGTCGGAACTAATAAGAAAAGGATGGGTAAGGCTATCTTCTTTATCTCTTGCTGACCAAATAGCGATTAGAATTCTACTAACTAAAACCAAAAAAGAAGCTGTAAACCACCCATCGCATTATGGGGGAGCTGATAATCCATACGAAGCTATTAAGGTGATCCGTGCCTGGAATTTAGGGTTCGAACTTGGCAATACCGTGAAGTACATATCTAGGGCTGGAAAGAAGGACAAGGAAGGGAAAGATAACAGAATTGAGGACTTGAAAAAGGCTTTATGGTATCTGCAATACGAAATCAATGAATTGGAAAAGAAAAACGGAGTTATTAATAACGGGTTTTAATGAATAACTTCTACCTATACGAATATCATAATAAGGTGCAGACATTAACGACTGCGACACCTACGATATTTTTTCAATATTGTATTGGAAAATTGATAAGGAAACCAAAGTTAATTGGTGTTTGGAAATTTAAAAAAATGAAACAAAACTAAAAATTATGGCAAAATCAAAAGTAAGTTTTAGTCTGGATTTGCTAAAAAGCAACCTAAAATGGCACAAAGAAATGCTTGGTAGGTACAACAAAACAGCAAAACGAAAAACAATTATTGTGCAATTTCAAAAAACCATTGATAAAAGATTGGAGAAACAAAAACAATTTGTTAAAGACCTTGAAACAGCAATTAAAACCCTTAAAAAAATAAAATGAAACAATACCTAAAATTAATCAACACCATCAAGATGGATGGCACTTACAAACCTGCTGCAAGAGAAAATATGCCGGGTACACAAAGCTTATTCGGATATCAGTTCCGACATAACCTGGCGGATGGATTTCCCCTTTTGACAACAAAGAAAATGTATTGGAAAGGCGTAGTAATTGAACTTTTATGGTTCTTGCGTGGCGATACCAATATCAAGTATTTGGTGGACAATGGAGTGAACATCTGGAATGAAGATGCTTACCAGTATTACCAAAAGCGATGCAAAAAAGCTGGACACATAGACGAAAACATCTGGTTTACCCTTCCCCAATTTATTGAATTCGTTAAGGGAAGTAATGGTAAAATAATTGAACAACGTCTTGGTGATGAAGGATACAAATATGGCGATTGCGGTCATCAATACGGAAAAGTCTGGAGAGATTTTGGAACAGACACCGATGGTCTGCATTTCGGGAAGGGAGTGGACCAAATAAAAAACCTTATCGAAGGGTTAAGAAAAAATCCAGAAAGCAGAAGACATATCGTTACTGCTTGGGATCCGACACACGATCAGGATTTAGCACTTACCTGGTGCCACGCATTGTTTCAGTTTAACTGCCGGCCATTAAATTCTGACCAAAAGGTAGCTTATTGTGAGAAGAATAACCTGAATTACCAAACGACTGATTTTGACACGTCTATCGTGCCTAAATACTACCTTGACTGCCAACTATACCAACGTAGTGCCGATGTGTTCTTAGGCGTTCCATTTAACATTGCTTCGTATGCTTTACTGACCGAGATCCTTGCAAAGATGTGTAACATGATTCCTGGCGAATTCGTTCATACTTTTGGAGATGTGCATATTTACGACAACCATACAGAAGCTATTGAAGAACAACTATCAAGAACACCAACAGCTTTACCGACATTGAGTTTCTTAGATACAATTGATTGGACGAAAGACATAGATAGTGTGGTAACTTCTTTAACAAAAGAGTTCCCTTATGCAATTGAACTTGAAAACTACAACCCGCAAGAATCGATCAAAGCTGAATTATCAACTGGTTTAAAAAAATAACCTATGGGAACAGAAACAAAATTAGCAAGTCCTCAAATAACAACATTAATGGCTGAAATTAATGTTGTTAAGATTGGAAACAAACAAATGACTATATCTGTTTTTAATCAGTTATATGAAGAAAAATGTTTTGATGAAAATTTCAATATACTTTATCCTATTTGGGGTAGAGTAAATCGTGAAATAGAATATGTTATCTTTCAGAAAGGATCGGATTTAAGAAAAATGCCAATGCCAAAAAAAGGACCACTATATTCTTTTGAAACGTCTTTTGTGGGTAATATTTCAGTAGGTAATTATGGTACACACATCCGCATCAATATTAAAGATATTATGATGAATGATGCAGACAGACATAAAAGGATTCTGGAAGCACAACGGGAAGCACAACGGGTTAGTAATAGTGAGGCCCCTGCTTTTTCTTGGTATAAAATAGTCAATGATTACATCAAAAATGATGGATTAAAATTAGTAAATGATGCTTTGCTTTTATTTACCGAAGAAGAATTAAAAAAAATAAAAGAAGATTATAGGATAAACAGAGCAAAGCAAGAAATCTATAATCAGATGGTTAAAGAACTACAAAATTCTCCACAATTATTTATCGCTGTATAATGGACAGAGACGTAAAATTTAGAGGCAAACAAAAGACCTGGATTGTTGGCGGATTCAATAAGAGATCTGATGGCACTTGCCATATTTTAACTGACCACGAAGAATTTGATGTTGATCCAAAATCAGTTGGGGAATTTTCTGGACACAAATGCAAAGGACAAGATATCTTTGAAGGAGATGTGCTACAAACATATTGCTACAACAAAATTCATAAAGCTGTTGTTGAGTTCACGCCATCAAATGGATGGACAGCTGGTGGATATAAATTGGATTCAGCATTTTTTATTGGTGGTGGTAATGATTTTAAAATAATCGGAAATATTTACGATAATCCTGAAATAGGTCAAAACGAAAATCAAAACGAAAATCCTAACGTATGGAAGGAGAGGGGAAGACAAAAATTTGAGGACTTAAAAGATGGCGACAATATAACTTGTAAGGAGTGGGATGAAATGCAGCTTTTTTTACCTACTGGTTATGGCTATTCTATAACAAAAAGGACAGAGCCAAAATCAACCCTTACATTTGGTAGATATTTACCAAACCCTCATTGTAAAAATAATTTAGATGCTATTTCTGTAACAGTTTTAAATAGCGATGAAACAATACAGAAATATTTAAACCAAGCTGATGACGGAAAACGAGGAACTTAGATACCCACATCTACCCGAAACGCACATCGCTAATGTCCAAGTAGGCGATAAAATAAATACTCCTATGGGCATTGAAACGGTTTATTGGTGTAGCGACCACCGATTCACCACCTATAAAATGGAATTAGGAATGGTTACACGCGTTGGGCATTATGGTTTTGTACCTTATTTTGAAAGTAGGAATGAAGAAAAATTTAATGTAATAATAAAATGAGAATAATCAACCTTTACCTTGAAGCAATTGAAAATGGGGATGAACAAGCCCTTATAGACTTGTTGAAATTAATTACTCCGTTGTAATGGATAGCTCATCGAATATGGAGATAGATCTTTTGGTTAATGAAATTTTTAAGCCGATCTTTCTCTATGAAGGCGTTTATGAAATTTCTAATTATGGGAGAATTAAGTGCTTAAACTGGAAAGGGACAGAGGCCTGTAAAATAAGAAAGTTACAGATTGATAAAGATGGGTACTTCAGAATAAACCTTATTAAAAAAGGTGTTAAAAACAAGTGTTTTATTGTTCACCAACTTGTTGGAAAGCATTTTATTTTAGCTATCCCTGGGAAGCCTCACATTAATCATATTGACGGAAACAATATTCCTATCAAATTGACGTTTCCTTATTTAGAATCAATATAAATTACGTTTTTTTTAACAATAGATTATTTCGATTCCTTTTATTTATACATTTGCATTGAGCAGGTAAAGCCTAGGATAAGCGTGGCGATTTGAAGTTATCTGATAGTTACCATAAATATACTGTAAGTATATCGCCCTTAGGGTCTGCTCTTTTTAAAAACCCGCCAACAACCTTGGAGGGTTTTTTTTATTTGTAATATTTAACCTTGAATGGTGTAGTATAGAGGAAAATAATAATGTCGCATTGGCTCTCGGTCTTTTATCTAAAGGTGGTAGAAAAAGTAAAACCATTATAATGGATGAGGGGAAAGAAACCGAAACTATCTTTAGTTCTATAAAAGATGCGGTTACGTCTCTAGGACTTAAAGAGTCAGATTACCATAATATTGCATCTTGTTGTAATGGTAGAAAGAAAATGTTTAATAATGCAAACTGGAAATACAAATGAGCAACAAAGACGGACAAATGGAACTTCCGCGAAAGCCGGGACAAGCTAAACAAGCGAAAAAGCAACGTACAAGAAGAAAACGTAGCGAAGCAAAAAAAATTGATGGAGAAAAACCATTGCACAATAAATATCATGGATATCATTAATGGAAAAAAAGCAAGACTTGTACGAAATTCTTGGCGTTAAGAAAAATGCAACGCTGAAAGAAATAAAAAATGCCTATCGGAAGAAGGCAGTTGAAAATCATCCTGACAAAGAAGGTGGATCTGCCGAAAAAATGGCGGCAATCAATCACGCAAAAGATATTCTTACGGATTCAGTCAGAAGAAAAAAGTATGACGAAACTGGATTTGATGGGAAAGCACCATCTTTTGACCAGCGATTCAGACAAACTTTGGACGACCTTCTTATGCAAATCATAAAAGAACCGGCTAACGATCCTGAAACCATCGATGTGGTGGGGTTGATAAAATCAGCTATTCAGGACGCATTGGATAACTACAAAAAAAAGAAAACTACGATGATCACCCAGCTACAAAAAATGCTTTCCATAAAAAAGAGGACCAAGAGCAAAGATAAAACCATTGAATACATTTTAGATGTACGAATTGGTCAATGTAATCAAGCATTGGCAAAGATGTCAGATGAAATAAAATATTGTGAAGAATGCCTTGTATTTTTAGAAAAATACAAATACGAATTTGAACCACCGAAATCACCTGGATTTACAACAATAATAATAAGTTAGATGCTAAAAGTAGCCACAGTATGCACTGGAATCGGATCTCCCGAATATGCATTAAGAGAATTGGGCATCCCACACAAGATAGTGTTCGGCTGCGAAATTGATAAATATGCTAGACAAACATACTTAGCTAATTTCAAACCGGATCAGATGTTTGAGGATATGACCAAACCTGACATACTGGACCATTATGCTGACCTGTTTCTTGGAGGGATACCTTGCCAATCATTTTCATTGGCTGGTAAACGTCTTGGCGAATTGGATCCGCGAGGGCTTCTTTTCTACAACTTCTATGAATATGTGAAAAAACAACAGCCCAAATATTTCATTATCGAAAATGTGAAAGGATTGCTTTCCACTGAAAGGGTTTTTGAAACCTGGTTGGAGCTATTAGGTCAATCAGTAAACAACCAACACAATATGTTTAACCATGATGATAGCTTGATGTATAACCTACACTGGCAAGTATTGAACAGCAAAGATTTTGGTGTGCCACAAAACAGAGAACGCGTTTTTATCATCGGGATCCGAAAAGATCTTCCTAACAACTTCCGTTTTCCAGTTGGCTTTCCACTTGAAAAAAGATTGAAAGATATTCTTGACACAGATGTAGATGAAAAGTATTATTTGAGCGATAAGGCAATACTAGGGTTCGCCAATAAGACTGGTCCATTTTCGGAACGGTTTAATCCTAAAGGTCCGGAAGATATATCGGATTGTCTTACGGCTAGATATCACAAAATGGGATCTACTGACACTTATATTCGTGTAGGAGAGGTAACACCGAATTCACAAGCCGGAAGAGTTTATTCTTCTGACGGGCTTTTCCCAACCATTGTTGCTGCAACACATGGGTACGCGAATGGGTACGTGGAAGAACCATTCTGCGTAGCGATGCGTGGAAGAACAGAGAATAAAGGTGAAGACTGGCATAATTCCAAACACGTTCAGACTTGAACCAAGAGAGAGGACGGAATAACCAATACGATCAGCTCAATTCAAAAGGATAACCTGATTGTTGAACCGGCTATTCTGTCTGCAAAACGAACAGAATTTGGAAAAGAAACAAGAAAAGATTATGAAGCTGGGAAATTAAAATTGAATAGGTCCGATGTAACAAGCTTAGAACCGAGAGTGGATGGCGTTTCAAATACTATCACATCCGTCCAAAAAGACAACCTACTTATTGAACCTAAAAATCGCATACGTAGGCTTACACCAAAAGAATGTGGTAAATTACAAGGTTTTTCTCCAGACTTTATAACTCCTTGTTCTGATACTCAGACTTATAAGCAGTATGGCAATTCTATCACTACAAATGTTATTAAAGCAATCCTAAAAAACTTATTAACATAACGACTGAAAACAGAAAAAAATATTACCTTTTTTTATTAACATCATTGCTAAATAAATATATTTATTCTATACTTGTCTCCGCGAAATCACGACATGAAAAAAATGACATTTAAGGCTTTCTCCCCCGCTACATTTGACAGCTCTTCTGCTGAGGTGATTTCGCGATTTCCGGTAGCGGTGGGGGAATCTTTTTATACTATTCACAATGGCTAAAAGGAAACGGAAACGTATTTCTGGGATTTATAGACTATATTGGAAAAATTGCGACCACTTTTACTATGGACAAACGCAAGATTTTAAAGATAGAAAAAGGCAACATATTAATTCTATGAAAAGAAATGATCACGATAATAGTAGGTTGCAACATACATATGACAAGTATGGTGAACCTTATTTTGAGGAGGTTGAATGCTGCGAATTGGAATTACTCACCATTACAGAACAAAAATATATTGATTTATATTTCGGCACAGAATTCTGTTGCAATCTAAGCCCAACGGCTGAAAGCGTCAGGGGAATAAAGCATAGTGAAGAATACTGTGCATCCGTCAGTAGAAGAAGAAGTGGTACAAAATTAAGTTCTGAACATAAAAAAAATATCGGAATTGGGCTTAAAGAAGCCTACAAAGAAGGGAATAGAACCCTTCATTTTCTTGGAGTTCCTAATCCTTACAAGGATAAAAGCCATACAGAAGAAGAAAAATTAGCAATGAAAAAATGGCATTCTGAAAACAAAAGAACTAGAGGTAAAAACCCAAATGCAAAGGTTGTTCTTAATTTTGAAAATGGTATTTTTTACGATAGTGCGATTGACGCTTTTGAAACAATGGAAGTTAATTATAAGGTCGGCTTATTTAATAGAAAGCTAAATGGGGACAAAAAAAATAATACAAAATTCATTTACGCATAATGAAAAAACTTTATCCAATACAAGAAAAATTTGTAAATAATATTCGCACATCACTTGCGAAGAATAAGCGAATTATAGCAGCAATGGCTACTGGTGGGGGAAAGACAGTTGTGTTTATATCAATAGCAAAATCCGCAATAGCAAAAGGAAAAACAATTCTGATACTTACTGAAAGCACAAAAATTTATAAACAGATTCACGAAGAAATTGGATCCAGTGTGAATATTGGTGATGGCGTTAAAGAAAAAGATATTGAATTGGGGGCAAAAGCCTATGTTGCAATGGCACAAACATTAGTTAGAAGAAAATCAATTGTTGATTGGTTTGATTCATTAGGCGAAAATCTGCTAATTATAAACGATGAAGCCCATATAAATACTGCATCTTCGGTTATTAAAATGCTTCCGAAAAGTTTGTTACTTGGGTTTACCGCTACCCCTGATGGAAGAAGTGCAAAGCATTTGAAATCGCTGTATAGGGATATAGTTGTGGGACCAATGCCAATAGAGTTGGTTGATTTAGGACTACTTTCACCATATTATCATTTTGAAAGAAAAACTACCGATCTCACTAAGCTTGAAAAAGGGGCTAATGGCGAATTTACAGAAAAGTCCCAAGAAGATATGTTCAAGAAAAATGAAGTTTACGAAGGGGTTTTTGAAGACATAAAAAAATTTCCATATAAAAAATGTATGGTCTTTTGCAGTTCTATTTCTCACGCTGAAGACATCGCACACCAATTCAGATCACACGGATATAAAGTTGCTTGTGTTCATTCGCAAAATCCAGAATCTAATTACGAATTATTTCAGTTTGAAAATTTAATGAGTGGAACAGATATTTGTATCTCTGTTGCTTCATTAACAAAAGGGTATAACCTAGTAAGTGTTGATTTGGTTATACTTTTAATTGCAACCGTATCGTTAAGTAAATACTTACAGGTAATAGGTCGTGGATCAAGAATATCTCCGTTCACAAATAAAAAATCATTTACTGTTATTGACTTAGGCGGTAACGGAACAAGACACCTGCCTTGGAATTACGAACACGACTGGGCACAACTTTTCTTAGGTAAAAAGCCAAAGAAATCCGAAGGGATTTCTCCAGTGCGTGAATGTAAGTCGTGTGGAGCTTTATTACACGCCAGTATCATGACTTGTCCTTATTGCAATTTCGTGTTTCCAAAACCTACACTTACGCCTAAAGAAACAGAACTTGTTGAAATAAATACAAGGTACAATGCACTTCGCGGAAGAAAAATTTCTTCACTTACACCACCTGAATTAGTGGCTTATGCTAAGTGTACAAATAAAAAAAAGTATGCTGAAAGAATTGCAAAATCAAAAGGAATGGACTACTTGCGTGAATATGGTTTTTTGATGGGGTATAAGGAAACGTGGGTGTATGCAACACATACGGATGAGGTAGTTGAGTTTTATGATGTAGAAATTAAATAGCGATTAGCTAATAACATATTAATCACAATGAGCGAAAACAAAAATTTAGACGCTTGGAAAAAAGTTGCTGCTTACCTCAAAGAAGGGATTTCTTTGATTCCTGTACGAGATAAAGCCGACTCTAAGCATCCTGCAAAAACACCATTCTATGGGTGGAAAATATACCAAGAAACTCGAATTACCGAAGCTGAATTATTTCAGCAAATGGAGAAATGGAATACCACAGCTACTGCATTTATTGGTGGTCATGTTTCCGGAAACCTGGAGATCATTGACATCGATTCAAAAAATTGGGTAGGTATTGATGCACTTCTTTTTCTTCAGATAGAACAACTGATGCCGGAACTTTGGAAAGTTCTTCGCATTCACAAAACTCCAAGTGGTGGTTATCACATCATCTACAAGATTGCAGACCATGAACCAGAAGGAAATTTAAAACTTGCTTTCAAAGAAGGGGCGAAAGAAGCTGCAATCGAAACGCGTGGAACTGGTGGTTATGCATTAACCGATTCCAGCTTGAACTATACTGTTTTCAAGGATGAACCTATTCCAACTATTACTTGGCTTGACAGATGCTCACTTAAAGCAATCTGCGAAAGTTTTAACCAAAAGGTAAAGGTTGAAGCAATCAAGCCGAAGAAAGAACAATCGGATTTCTATGATGAAAATCCTTTTGATGATTACAATGGAAAAGATGGCGGATCTATTTTGGCTGAATATGGTTGGAAACCAATCGGAGAAAACGCAAAGTTTATTTGGTACACAAGACCAGGCAAGACTGAAGGGATATCAGCATCATTTAATCGTGAAAAAAATATCTATTTCGTATTCACATCTTCTACTGAATTTGAACCATCGGTTGGTTATTTTCCATCAATGGTTTTGTCAAAGCTTCAGTTTAACAACGATAACAAAGAAGTTTACAGATACCTTGTTGAGCAAGGATTCGGAAATGTAAATAAGGCGAAAGAATTAAAATTCGCGGAACAATATGCGAAGAAAAAGACTCCCCTTCCAAACAATTTTAGCGAAGAGGCAAAGGCTAAGTATGAAGAAGTAACACACAAGATTGAAGAAGCTTATCCATATGGCGTTTTCATTAAAGTAAATCCAGAAGACGAAAAACTAAAGATGGAAGTCAGCCGGGAGGCTCTTTACACCATTTCTGGTCTTTTAGGTTTCCGATTTTTTGATGGCGACATTGTTAGGATTGAAGAACACATAGTTCGTAAATGCACCGAAAGAGAATATTTTGATGAAATGAAAGAGTACATCAAGGCGGATGATCCTGACGAATTAGAACTATTGTTTAACATATGGGAAAAGTTTATCCAGAAGAATGGTGCTTTTTCGATGTCCAGGCTACCAGAATTTGATACAGAACTACTTATCAAGGACGATAGGCAAAACGCTTACTTGTTCTTTAAAAATGGCTTCCTGCACATAACATCTGGCAAGATGGAACACAAGGACTATGCAGATTTTGAAATGTTGGTGTTTAAAGACAAAATCAGAGATCGTGATTGGGTAGAAACGGAAGGGACTGGTATCTATGGTCAATACCTTGAAAACTGCGTTGGACTTAACAATTATACTATGTCAATTTTAGGGTTTCTGGTCCACGACTTTAAGAATTCTTCCACCGGGTTTATTCCAGTGCTGACTGAACAATGTGAAAATCCAGAAGATGGTGGTGGATCTGGAAAGAACGTCTTTTGTAATTTGCTTTCTCATTCAACAACTTTCATCAATAAGAATTGTGCGGGTGTGAAGTATGATGAAAAGTTCTTTCAGATGTGGACAGGTCAGCGAATTATGGCACTTTCAGATTTGCCTGAACACTTCGATTTCGGATTTATAAAAGAAGCGGCAACAGGTTCACTTTTGCATAAGCGTTTGTTCAAGGATGAAGTTGAGGTGCCAGTAGAACGCACTCCAAAGATTGTTTGTCAGACGAACTATTCAGTTGAAAATGTGGATGGCGGTATTAAGCGAAGAATTAGACTACTTGAATTCACGGATTTCTATACCAAAACTGGTGGCATCGATGAACATCATGGGAAACATTTTCCTGAAGACTGGACGACAGAAGATTGGTATGGGTACGATAATGTGATTGCTGGTTCGGTGCAACTTTATCTTCAGCAGGGGTGTAAAATCAATAAACCCAATATCACTGAAGGTGGATGGACTAAGCGATTTAAACAGACTTATGGACCAACCATTGCTGATATTATGCACGTTTATTTCAAAGGGTGGGTTGAAAAAGGAGCTGTTTCCAAGGATGATTTTAACAGGGACCTTAACGAATACTATTCCGACAATGGCGTTCAGAAAAAGTATGAAGTATCATCAATGAAAATGAATAAGGCTTTGGCTGAATATTGTAGCCACCACGACATTAAGTTTAACAAGGATCACCAATGGTCAGAAAATAATATTAAGGTCAAGGGGAAGCTGTTTGGTGTGCAAATCGAAGGTTTTGATGATGAAGATGGTGTTAAGGAGTTTGAAGATGATGTTCCTTTTTAATGAAATGTAAAAAAAATATCATTCAGTCTTTTGTACAATTAAAATTTGATTTTGATATACAAGTTTCGCTAGACGTAGATTTTTCCCCTACATACGAAACTCACGCGAAACCATTTTCAGCGGACTTTATACACATAGAGGTTAGTGATGAAGACGTTAAAAAGATTGATGAATTTGTTAAGCTGGTTATTATAAAAAAGAAAAGCGAATCACACCACCAGAATGACAAGGGTTCTCATTATAAGCGATACTATACTGGTATTCTTGGTGAAGTTGCAATGGAAAAGTTCTTTGGGATTACAGGGATAGTTGATTGGAGTGTAGGAGATTCAGAAAAATATTATGTGCCCGATTTAAGAAATATCGGATTAGAAGTTGGGATTAAAACAGCATACTATGGTGCTTTTCCAATCGTATTCAAGAAGAATTTTTTAAATGAAATTATACTTATTAGGTGGAAAGATCGACATATTTACATCTGCGGTTTAGCAACTGTTAATGTATTAAATAAGTACCAATCGGATGAGCTGATTTTGGATGACAACCTTAGAAAAAGGGGCACAAAAACGGGTTTTTATGGATTCAGTTATTTAAAAAAATTTTCAAGTTTAAATGAATTAAAACAACTATTAGAGAATGAGAAAAGTAAGCCAAATGACGTGGGACTTGGTGAAAGCACACGTTAAATTTATGATGCACCAATCAGGACAAAATGTACTAGTTTTGCCAAATTAAATCGATGGGAAAAGTAATTAAAATGTTCAGCGATTTCAGGTCTGAACAGAAACACAATGTAAAGGAGCTGAAATTCCTTATTGAAAAGTACAAGCTACAAGATAAAAATTACATAATCGAAAAAATTAAAAAAGAACAATGGCAACAGGAGCGATGAACGAAAGAATGAGAAATAACGTCATCCTTGAAGGTAAAACCAGGATTGGAAAACATTGGGTTGAAGCAAATGGGAAAGAACACTTTATTCAAAAAATATTTCCGTGTAAGAAAGAACCAATGTTTATGGCGGTAAGTATTGAAACTAAAGAAAGACAAGTAATATATACCGAAAATGATAATAACTTTAATGTAAAATATTTATGAAACACCAACTATGCCCAAAATGTAATGGCGATGGACACTTAGGAAGATACAATTCCCCAGCTATCGCTTCATCAAATAGCCTTCCACAATGTGATGTTTGTTATGGAGCAAAAACATTGCTTGTTCGCGATGATCAATTTAATCAATTTAATTTCCCGAAAACTGATTCAGGAATTAAAGCGTATGGGTTGCTTTTGAAAATATGCAGACTTGAAAATTTGGGGCCATCGCCATATGGACCAGAAAATGAAGCCCTCAAAATAGTTATTGAAAAACTAAAGGCTGAATATTACCAACTTGTTTCAGAACCGTCTCCAGACATTAAAAACGAACTAGAAAAATTCTTTGACTGGTACAAGAAATCAAACTTT